CAGACGGCGAAATCCTCTACCGATTCCGCCCCGGCGCCGGGCCGTTCAGGATTCAGCTCCAACTCCTCGACCCCACGCTGCTCGACGTCACCGTGCGCCGCGAGTACCAGGGCCGCCGCGTGCGCATGGGCGTCGAGATCGACGACGACGGCAAGCCGGTGGCCTACTGGCTGCGCGCCGCGAAAGCCGGCGACCTGGGCATTGACTCCAGCACTGTCGGCGCGCATGTGCGCATCCCCGCCGAGCAAATCCGCCACCGCTTTCTGGTGGAGGAAGTCGACCAGATTCGAGGCGTGCCGCAGCTCGCCATCGGCGCGCGCCGCCTGCACATGCTGCACGACTTCGAGGACGCCGCTGCCGTCGCCTGCTCCAACAGCGCCAAGCGCCTCGGCTTTTTCGTCAGCCCAAGCGGCGACGCGCCGCCCGGATTCGCCGATCAGATCGTGTCATCCGTCCTCGATGCCGCGCACGCCGCCGGCAAGGTGCTCACCCCGGACGAAATCCAGCAAATCACCGCCAGCGCCGAGAAATACACCACCACCGTCCCCGGCACATTCGACACCGTTCCGAGCGGCTACGATTTCCGGCAGTACGACTCGCCCTGGCCAAACATCGACTCAACCGAGTACGTCAAAAGCCAGGTGCGCGGCTGGTCAGCCGCTCAGGGCGCCTCGTATGTCTCGATCGGCAACGACCTCGCGGACGTCAATTACAGCTCGGCGCGCGTCGGCATCCTCGACGAGCGCGAGCACTACAAGGAATTGCAGTCCCGCCTGATTTCCTGGCTTCATGAAGACGTTTTTGAGACCGTTCTCCCCTACCTCGCCGCGGCGACTCCCGGGCTGCAAGTCTCGAGACTCCCCGACTACCTCGCCGCCGCCACCTGGCAGGCGCGCCGTTGGCAGGGTATCGACCCAGTCAAGGAATCGCAAGCCGACGAGACCAACCTTCAGAACGGCCTGACATCGCGCAGCCGAATCATCATGGCGCGCGGCGAAGACCCCGACGAGATCGCCGCCGAGCGCGCCGCAGACGTTGCGCTGTTCGGGCCGTTGCCCACGGCGAGCGCGGCCGCTCCGGATGCGGGAGCGCCAGACCCTGATGGCGACGCTGCCGACGATAGCGTCGCCGACAAGAGGCCGCGGCGAAATTTCTTGCCTATTTCAAAACTTCGACCCGTTTGACAATCGAGGCCATGAACGATTCTGCAACCCTTGCCCAGGCGCCAGCGCGCTCTCGTGTTGTCGGTGCACTGCATCGGCATGTGCCAGCCACGCTGGTGGTCCGCGAGATTGCGGACCGCGCGGCATCGGATCAGCGCCTCGCGCTGTCGCTGTCCGTCTCGTCCGAAACGCCTTATTTGCGCGACAGCGGCTGGGAGGATCCATGGGTGGAAATCCTCGGGCACGCCGACAGCGAGGTTGACCTGTCTCGCCTCAATGGGGGCGCGGCCGTCCTGGCCAATCACGATCGCTATGCGGCCACCGGCGACACGCCGCTGGCCATGATCGGCGCGACCGATCGCGCCTGGCTCGCCGACGGCCGGCTGTACGCCGAAATCACCCTGAGCGGCCGCGCGGGAATCGCCGACCTCCGGCAAGACATTGTCGACGGACTCGTCCGCAATGTTTCGATTGGCTACGTGATCGACGAGCGCGTGCTGACCAAGGGCGCCGGCGCAAACGGCCCGGCCGAATACCGCGTGACGCGTTGGACGCCGTTCGAAATTTCCATTGTCGACATCCCCGCCGACGCGACCGTCGGCCTGGGCCGCGCTGCCGACGACGGAGCCGCCGCCGCCGCTCAATACCGAATCATCGCACTCGATACCACCACGCCCGCCGAGGGCGCCACCACCAGGAGCCACACCATGGACCAAGCCACCGCCCCGGCGACCGAACCCGCCGTTACCCGCAGCACCAGCAAGCAGCCCGACGGCATCGAACTCGAACGCGCCCGCGTTCGCGAAATCACCGCCGTCGGCCGGCAATGGAACGTGCCCGACCTGGCCGAGAAGGCCATCGACAGCGGCATGGACGCCGACGTCTTCGCCACGCGCGTGCTCGCCCACCTCAAGGACACCGGCACGCTGCGCGTCGCCGAGACCCCGGAAATCGGCCTGACCGCCGAGGAAGCCGAGTCGTTCAGTTTCTGCCGCGCCATCCTCGCCGCCAGCGACCCGCACCACGCTGCCACGCTCGCCCCGTTCGAGATGGAGTGCTCGCGCGCCGCTCAGGACAAGCGCGGCGACTCGCGCGACAAGATCCGCGAGAGCGCGCTGACGATCCCGGTTGACGTGCTCCTGCGCGGCATCCAGATCAACGCCGCCGCGGCCCGCAGCGCCCAGTCGCTCATGCTGCAGCGGGCACGCTACGGCATCGCCAACCGCGGCCGCCTCATCGGCCAGCGCGACCTTACTGTCGGCGCGCCCACCGGGGGCGGCAACACCGTCGCTACCGAAGTGCTCGGCTCGGACTTCATCTCGCTGCTGCGCAACGCGATGGTCCTCGAGCGCCTCGGCTGTACCTTCCTGACCGGGCTGAATGGCAACATCGCCATCCCAAGCCACACGGGTGCAGCGACCGGCTACTGGGTGGCGGAAAACGGCGCGCCGACCGAATCGCAGCAAACCGTCGGCCAGGTTCTCGGCTCGCCGAAGACCTGCGGCGCCTTCGTGGATTACTCGCGCCGCCTGCTGGTCCAGTCCTCGATCGACGTCGAAGCCTTCGTCCGTGCGGACCTCGCCGCCGTCATCGGTCTGATGATCCAGCTCGGCGCGATCAACGGCGCCGGCGCCTCGAATGAGCCCACCGGTCTGCTCAACACCTCCGGCATTGGCTCTGTGCCAGGCGGCACGGACGGCCTGGCCCCGGCGTATTCGCATATCGTCGGCCTCGAAACGGCTGTCGCCAACGCCAACGGCGACGTCGGCAATCTGGCGTTCCTGACCAATACCAAGGTCCGCGGCAAGCTTCGCCAGACGCAGGAATTCGCGAGCACCAACGGCAAGGCCGTCTGGACCTCGCAACCTGGTTCGCAGGGCGTCGGCGACATGCTCGGTTATGACGCGCTGTGCAGCAACTCGGTCCCGTCCAACCTCGTCAAGGGGTCGTCCGGCGCCGTGTGCTCCCCGATCATGTTCGGCAACTGGATCGACCTGATCATCTTCATGTGGGGCGGCCTCGACATCATGCTCGACCCCTACACCGGCAGCTCGGCAGGCACCAAGCGCGTCGTGGCTCTGCAGGACGTCGACATCGGCGTGCGCCATACCGGCAGCTTCGCCGCCATGAAGGATGCGCTGACCACGTAACCTCCCCGACCGACCACTGCCCCTGGCGCCGACTCGTCGGCGCCAGCCACCCCCCAAGGAAATCATCATGCAAATCCTCGTCATCGAGCCCACCCTGATCAACCACGGCGACGACCGTGGTGGCCAGCATACCGACATCGGCATCCACGACGCCCCCAAAGACGCCGCCCGCGCCGTCGTGCTCGCCGGGAAAGCGCTCTACGTCAGCCGCGCCGACGACCCAAGCAAGGCCGGCACGCATACCGCCAAGGCGGAAGAAGTGAAGGCCGCGCAGGCGGTGGCCAAGGCGTAATCTGCAGCCGACCGATTCTTTTCCAGACAGTCATCACGCCAGTTAAGGAGAATCATGACAATCCGTCTTCTCATGTCCGTATTGGTTGCTGGCTACGATGTCACGGTGGGTGAAACACTGAGCCTGGATGCCGGTCTCGAGGCCGACCTGGTCAGCTCTGGCAAGGCGGAGTGGGTAGAGAAGCCGTACGTCTACACCGATGCAGAGATGCTCAAAGCGAGCCTCGCCGAAATCGGGATAACAACTGCAGCACGCGAGGGCCTTTTTATGAGTCGGATCGTTCGGAACGTTTCCAATGTCCTGCAGGCTATTCCATTGCCGTCTGGTCTGGTGGACATTGACCTGACGTATCAAAACTTGTCAGGCGATGCGGGGAATATCTTGGTTGTCCCTGAGGCGTTCGGAGCGACTGATGCCGCGACGAGAATGGCAAATGATGACACGCATTATCAGATTCTCGCCGGTGAAACTCGTACCCTGAAGTTCAGCCCGCTCACCCGTCCAACGGCATTGTGGATCAAGTCGGCCTCGGCCCTGACGACCGGGAGCAATACATTGCACATTCGGGAGCGCGGTGAGATTGTGCT